CACGACCAAGACGCTCGTCATCGGCTTTGTTCTCGCGCTCGGCGTCCCCTTTGCGGGCGCTTGCGGAGGTGGCAACGACAACCTTCCGCCCCCCCCCCCCCCCCCCCCCCCCCCGCGCTGTTCATGCCGCGTGAACGTCAGGGAATCCTGAACGCCGCGTTGCGAAAAAGTAGGGTAGTTTTTCTTAATGCCTGTTGCAAAACGTCATCACTTGTGCTAAACTATAGGCGTGGTTAAATCCGCCGCGCTCCTCAGGGGTTGGCACATGGAGTAACACAATGAAAATCACAAAGCACATAATCGCAAATGCAGGTCCACACACAGTACCAGATTCACGTTTCGTCAACATCACGCCCACGGCTATAGTGTCGGAGACGGCATTGCGTGGTCCCGATGGCACACTGAATCCAATCGAGACCCTGAAGGCTCTGCAGGACTTACACTCACAAGATGCGCAGACTGAGCCCAGATATCCCGACTGGCAAGTGGACGGCGGCTATCACTCAGAAAGTTCCCTACTTCTCATGGAATACCGCGAGCACATTTGGAAAGCCTATGAGCTAGGCATGATCGTCAAGAAACTCTACGGTATCATCCCACCGAAGGTGCACTACTCAGGCGTCACTCCTGCTGTGGTCCTCGGCCTCACCGTAAACTAAGATTGTGCAGGAGGGTTCGACTCCCTCACACTCAGCAAGCCTATCCCCCAGGTCGCTCCTGGGACAAGATGGCCCAAGTGGGTGTCTCGGCTGCTGCACACGAAACTGCCCCGGTAACCTCTTAGGAGGAAGCCGGGGCTTTTTGCTTTGTGGTGAACCTTTAATAAGCCGCGCCACTGCTAAGGTATCCCTTCATTGCGGGAATCGTTGGAAAAAATCGGGAAGCCTCTCGGCAGAATGCGGAGCAATCCGCCAAGGCGATTGGGCACAAAAAAAAATACCCCACGCGCACGGGAAAATTCCGTGTGGTGGGGCATGGTTTACTTACTCCAATATGGTGTGTTGGTGTTGCCACAGTGTCTTGCGTCTAGTGGTGGCGGTAACTGCGCAACGAACTCTTCGATGGTTGCAGCTCGTGTGGCCTGAGCCTTGCGTTGCTTGATCACTTCCTCTTCGATCTCCAGCGCTTTACGCACTGCATTCTCCACACTAGTGCTGCTGCTATAAACGGTTGCTGCGGAGAGGATGATTAGGTCTTCACGTGACAGGTTCATTTACTCTCCTTAGAGTTTTCCAGTGCCCATACGCGCAGGTTCAACTTTGCCACCTCTTCGGTGAGCAACCGCATAGCACCTATGAACTCTAGCAGTATCTCTTTAAGTTTTGGGTCCATTGATTTCTCCTTAGAGTGTGATTGGCAGTTCAAGCATAGCAATGACATCTCTCATTGCATCCATACGATCCTTGTTTCCCTGCATGGCTGAATAAGCCTCTTCGTTTCTTACGTCGTCTTTTGAGGCTATTGCACTGTGCCTGTAGAACTCTGCCTGAGTGCGCACCAGTATCCGCTGGAGTTCCAGAACTTTCTCTAGGCGGATGAACACTTTTTGGTTTGTGACCATGTTGTCGTTTCCCATCTCATGTTTCCTTTTCGGTATTTGAATTTTACTTAACGCGGTTCTGTGGATTGCATGCTGCGCAGTACCCATCTTGGTTATACCCTCCGGCCATACCAGTGCTCTCTCGCACGGGTGGCAATGTTGAAACTGACTAAACAGGCGTGCATGTACTCTGCAAGGATGAAGTCCGGCGTGCTGCTACGGTTCTCCATGGAGTACTTGTTGAGTAGGGTTTTCAGGGCACGCTCGAACTCGGTGAGCGGAGGCCGCGCATCTTGGTCAGGCTCAGTGTGGTTGTCTTCTACTTCTTGTTTGGCCGTACAATACTCATTGTGGTTATCAAACACCACAGTCTTTACTGGCCCAGTCTTGTGATTAGGAAAAGTGTAGTGGGGCTTCTCTTCCTGACAGGGAATGTTGTCTTCCTTTTCCATTAGGAAAGGATCAGGCTCACCTGCACCCCCAGTGTTTCCAAACTCCCATGGTTCTGTTCCGTTAGACATGTTATTTTCTACCTTTCTTTATCCACCGCAACTTCTCTTCGCTGAACTCAAAGCCTGCGGCTTCTTTGCGACAGGCTAAACAGAGATGGTCCACTTCGGAGTGCGAGTGCATGACTTTGCACTTTATGCATTTGCCCAGCAGTGGCTCAGTCTTCTCCGCTGTGTTAGTTGCACCCTGCTCTGTGTGTGTCTCGGGTTCTGGGGCTTCTACCTTCTTACGTGTCCCAGTACTCTTCGTTGCAGTCCTCTTCAACAAAGCCAATTGTCCCCTCCTCCCACGTCGGTTCTTCCTTCTCGTACAGGAAGTGGTACATCGTGGCGTGCGTGTGGTACCCTGCCGCAGCACCGCTTAGCAGTTTGCGTAGCTTTGATGTAGTGGTCAACGCCTCAATCAAAGCGCCGATAGCGAGCCCAGTGTGCACCAAGCCCTTCAAAGTTTTTGGTTTAAGCATGTGCTGTCCTCTCAATATATTTAAGGATTCTATCCAAAGTCTCTGGGGTGTTGTCTCTTTTCATACAGTTGGCTTTGTTAGAGATGATTGCTACGTTCCCTGAGACATATCCTCTATGCGGCAGCACTCTATCTAGGCTTGCTGAGTTATCCCTTCCTCCTACCCCATTGTGAAAGTATATTAACTTTATCCCAAGGACTGGACAGTATGTAGGTAGAGGACTCAAATCACTCGCTGTCAGATTAAACTCTATTCCTAACCTCTTCGCACGTTCCTTTGCACGGCGCAGCATCCACGGTATAGGATGTGCTTTACGATAAGCAGAGGTTTGAGCTATAACTTGCTCTCTGTGCTTTGCATACCATGCAGATTTAACTTTGTTAATTTTCTTTTTCAATCTCTGGTATCGTGCTTTGTCGTACTCTTTTTTGTGCACAGGATCGTTCACTTGGCATCCCCCATAGTTGTATGATACCTCCGTGAAAAAGAACGTGCACACGCATCACACAATCGCTTGGGGTACACAAGGCTTACTACCGAGGCCCCGTAGCGCCCACACGAATAGCAGGTGCTGGTGGCGTCTCTGTAGTCGCGGCAGAACGCCAGCCAGTTGCAGCGCAGCCACATCTTAATTCTTGCCAAAAAGATAAAGTTCATACTCCTCCTTGTGTGCGTCTAGCATAGCGTTGCACAGTCCATCGGCCCGTTCGTTGCCTTTGTTTCCGTCGTGACCTTTGATGTGCTTCAGAATATGGCACCCCTGCACTAGGAGACCATATGCCTTACTCATAAGTGGTTTCAGGTCTCCGTTGCATTCCCAGTTGTGAATAACTTGATTCACAACCAACTTGCTATCGCTGTGGATTACTACGTTGCGAGTCTGATGCGCGTAGAGCCACTCCAGCAGATGGATGAGTCCCATGTACTCTGCATAGTTGTTGCTTCGCAGTTCTGGGCCAAGGTAATAGGATTCGCTATGCAGGTGCTCACCTTTACCATTGTACATGACCCACGCACAGGAAGCCACGCCGGGGTTAGAGACACGCACCGCGCCATCACAATATGCGTTGATCATTCGTAGGGGTTCTCCCTTGGGTCAAACTCCAGAGCATCGAGAATAGTTCGCAGAGCCATGGTGGCTAACTGAATCAACTCTTCTCTCATCTCTGGGCGAGTGTCCCGTCCTTTTGCAATGTTGAATGCATAGACTTGTTCTTTGAACTCATCAAACTCCTCCTGCACAATGCCAAGCGCCTCGTGCGGCGAGTGAATTGGTTTGAACAAGTGCTGTGCGCGTTCGAGTTCAACTGCTACTTCTTGCATCAGTGCTATTTCTTTGGTCGTCGCCATGAGTCTCCTCTATAAAAGTTTTGTGTTTTGATAAGCAACGGTACTCTGCATAGGCATCCCCGTCTGCGTAGTGATGATGTCCATACAAGTATGCTTGGGAAGGGCACAGTGCACAGTTCACATAGGACATGGTTTCTTCTTTCTATGTTTTGCGGATTCACTCATCTTCTTCCTAGATTCTTCAGATGCTTTCATTCCGAGGTGCGCCTCTCTTATTTTCCTTTTAGTTTCCTCAGTCTTTGGCCTGCCTTCCAACCCATTGGTTTTTCCTTTCTTTATACGACTGAGTTTTTCTCTGGTTTCTATTGACTGTTTTCTAAGTTTTCCTCTTTCACTTTTCCTAGCATTAGCCTCGGCTGAATGTTTCTTACCTTTGGCATGTGTGTTACCTAACATCCTAGGAGGGTTCTCTCCACCGTCTGTGAGGTTCCTAAGAACCCCTGTACCATTGTCTTTACGTCCATACAAAGAGATAAGCCACATCTCCATTTCAAACGCTTTTTCTTCGGATTCCCAATACTGAATAAAAATACGTGCATCATACTCAGGACGAAGAACATTGTGTCCATTACTTGTGAACGCTCTTCGTCCTTTTCCCTTACCCACATAGTACGGTGTGCCGTTTTCCCTAAGCCACATGTATGTGTAAAAGTTTTTCACTTCATCCACCGATCTGCTATGTGATAGTCCGCAGTCATTTTTACTTTGTGCATTACCTCTGCCGCTGCTCTGGCAAAGGCGTCTTCTACTAGTTCAGCTACTGCCTGTCCAAAACGTTTTGGACATTCAAGCACCAACTCGTCGTGGACCATATTGACTATCTTTGCTTTGTATTGTGGAAGTGTGTGCCAAAGATAAAACTTTCCATCCTTGTCTGCCCCACAGCCCATAGCCCTCTTAATTAGGCTCGCGTTTGTTCCTTGAATACAGTGATTTTTACCACGTCGTTCCACGCTTCCAGCTAGTGCATATAGAGCCCTGTCAATTTCTTTTTCAGTAGGGTTCCTATGCGTTAGTTGCTGCAGTTCTGTTTTGTTTGGTTCTCTTAGCTGTGTAGATTTGAACCTGAAGATGCTGGCTTTCTTTTCATCGTCGGACAGTTCTAAATCTTCTTCGTGTTCATCTTGCCACCACAACTTAGCCATCTCCCTTGTAGGAACTGGAAATGATCTACGTCGCCCAAACATATCTCTGGCTTCTCGCATGGACTTTGCGAGTTTGCCACTGCGCTCTAAGTAAGACCAAATATCAGGAAACCTAGACTCGTGCAGTTGCATTAGTTCCTTAGCTGTGTCTACCGTAACACCAAGAGCGTCAGCCAAGGCCGATGGACCGCCTCCATAAGCAAGAAGGAAGTTTGTTGCCTTGGTGTGCCCTCGTAGTTCAGAGTGTCCTTTGCATTTGCATTTTTTTCGTTGAGGTTCTCCTCTTTCATTGAGTGCATAGTATGCACAGCCTTCTTCCTTCAAGGCAGGCCATTTCTCAGGGTACAAAATCTCGGTAGACACACTGTGGACATCTTGTCCTTTTGCAAAGGCTGTAATCCATGATTGTGCATCTGCTAGTTCTGCTATGATCCTAAGTTCACAACCTTCCATATCTACAGTGACTATAGAGTACCCATCTGGCTCATTTTTGTCTGCAGGACTAGCAATGAAGCACGCACGTACCTCATCATCCTTAGGCAAGTTCTGTGCGTTGGGTTTTGATGAAGATGTGCGACCAGTCTCGGCTTCAAGTTGTGAAAACACACAATGTAGCCTTCCATCAACTGGATGACGCCATCCTTCTTTGGCCAAAGCCTTCGTGATCCAACGCTGTGTCCATTGTGCACCATAAGTTCCTGTGTCTTTCTTTCCCTTCTTGAACCTTCTTAAAATCTGGATGAGCGGACGGTCGTTGAACCGCAGCAGTGTGTCATCCGTGGTGTCCTTTATGATCCTCATCCCAGGCATCTGCTGCAGAGCCGCGAGCAACTGGTCGCGTGAGTCGTAGTTGATATACGCATCACCTTCACAGTCCTCTAACTTGTTCTTCCATACAGTGCGTAGTTTGCTAAGTTCTGAGTGAGTAGCACGAGCATCGGCTTTCGCCACGGCGCGTTTCGCGGCTTCTGCCTTCAAGAGAGCCCCAATAGCAGTTTTCTTCTCTTTGTCTTTCTCCAAGCGCTTTTGCAATGCTAAGTCAGTTTCAAGCTGCGTTGGAAATTGGAAGTCTTCCTGCCAATGTTTGTAGCGGCGTTCTATCTCCGCTTCATCAATCTGTTCGTTCTTCTTTCCAACAATAGGAAGGAAGCCTTCATCGAGGGTATGCAAATCACCCACGCGCTGCTCCATGACGTGCTGAATACGCAGCATCCAACGGTCATCATCTAAGTTCTGACCGTTCAGGTGCATGTCCGTGAATGTACCTATGGCATCATTCTCAATCTGCGCTGTAGTGAGTAGTTGATCCCTAGTCATGAAGTTGACTTGCGCCTGCCTAATTGCATGTGGAAAGCGCGTATCAAATGCAGCGTAGTCAATCTGTCCCTGAGTCAACGGAGTTTCCAGATCGAATGTTTCTTGCAGGCTCTTATCAACCAACAAATGGAAGTGACGCGCAGCAATCGCTGCCATGGAGAACTCGGTCATCCTCTTCAGTGCAATCGTCCCGGCCTGAATCACGCGCTCTGCCATGTCTGTAGAGTACAGGTGCCAGATGCGCACACCGAAGTTCCACCAGAAGATGGTGTATTCGAATGAAAGGTTCTGTCCCACCTTCAAGAACTCACGTGAGCACAGCACAGGCGTCAGTACTTCAAAGATTTTGTCGTAGACGCCATCGCAGTTCGCGCCGTATTCTCCCTGCGTAGCAATGAGTCTATCCTTGGACCCAGCGAAGGAAAGGAGGTCGATGACAAACTGCTCATCACGGTCCCCAATTTGAATTAAGCGGCAGCGGCGAAACCAAAAGTCATCGCACATATTAGTTTCCGTGTCGAGACCAATGGAAAAGTCCCCAGCGGCTCTCTTGCGTGCGATATAATCTTTCAACAGCAGAAGTCCTGCCTCATCGTGAATCACAGTCACCTTGAGATGAGGCTGCAGAGCGCTCAGGTCGAGCGGTCGCAGTTGTTGCGCAAGTTCGGGCATGCTTCGATTATACTCCTCCTTGGTAGCACAATGTGATCGCACAGTGCGATCAGATCAGTAGTTCAACTTTCCTTGTGACCATGCGCGTTGCCGCCCGAAGCCCCTATCGAGGGCGCGGAGGGCCTTCCGCAGCTTCGCCTGTTCCTGCCGAACGAAAACCGTCTTCTCAGCACGGACCTCGGCGCTCAGGTCATGCGCAACCTCCATATCCTTCTCGCGCTGGAGCCATACGTTTAGCTCTAAGTTCAGGGCCTGCCGCAGTTTGCTACGGTGTGCCCTAGCCTTTGCCGATATCAACATATAAATAGTCTTTCCTTTCAATAGCTTAGCAACCCATGGTATGAGCTATCTTGTTGATATAAATGGGCTCTCATTACCATAGTAATACCCCTGCTATGTATATCCTATACCTTCCGGGGAGGGGTACAGGATTAGAATAGCATGGGAATCCCAAGGTGTCAAACCGTCGTTAAGTCCTTTGCAAACGCGACTTACGAGATACCTTCCTCTCCTAAGTCATAGCAAACAAATGTATGTTAGAAACGAAAGCATCCCCGCAAAGAAATAGTTTCTCTCCACGATGGAGAGAAACTGTCTCAAGTTGAGAACGATTTCCCTTGACAACGGTGGTGGGAGGGTGTACACTTGATCTGTAGCCGAAATTCGGCAAAAGTTCCTCAGTCGCGGTGCAACGCCGCAGCAAACGCCGAGGTCTCCCCTGTCTTCTCCTTTCAGGGTAGTGAGACCTCGGCTAGACATTGGGCTTTAGTTTCTAACGGAATGGCGCGGAAACAAACGCGCCGCCCATCGACTTTATAACCCACGCCAACAGTTGTTGGTGACAGGGATCGTGCCACACCAGCCCTTCCCTTTAATCTTGCATCAGTCTAGCGCAACCAAAGACACGCACACGACAAAGATGCACCTGAGCAGTGCGCGGCTCCTAAAGCCAACGGAGTCGCGCCGCTCACTAAGGATTTTATGTCTGATGACATCCCACAGGATGAACCCCTCTTTGAGTTGAGGGATGCAGAAAAATCAGGAAAGTTCGACCAGCGCATGGCAGACCTTATAGAGTTCGCAGCCACGCAGTACATCTCAGCGGAAGTGCGATACGAGTGCGTAGCAGAACTCGAAGCAGCAAAGAAGAACCATTACAGGTTTGGAAAAGTTTAAGCCTCGGGAGAACCGATGCCTGACGCCGGACAGAAGAGCTAACCGGGTAGGTAAGTTTCCAAGGTAGGGATGAGGGAGGCCACAGGTTCGAATCCTGTCGCTTCGTAACGCCGCCATAGCAGACAGTCCTAGTGACGGGCGTGGCGCTGAAGTGTAGCTCAGTTGGATAGAGCGCCCTCGCAAATTGCAAGCATGTCGCGCATCGCCGGACCAGTTCGGACTGGGGACATGTAAATAGGTGTGAACTGCGCGGTAAAGACACCTGTAAAAGTTATGGGAATTATATACTTGACTTCCGTGGGGAACTCAAGTATCTTTAACTCATGAGCAAGAGTACAATCAGCACGTTCCACCTGGCACCACGTTAGCGCCAAGCACGTTGCGCGGTACGTCAATGAAGTCACCTTCCGGCTTAACGCTGGAAACGTGGCCAATCACACCTTGGACCGGTTGGACTCGTTCATCTCCGCAGTTGACGGACAGCGTTTGACTTACAAGAGGCTGACAGCATGAAAGAAGCGCCCGAAGTGTTGGACAGGATAACCGATGTGGTACTGGCCTATAAGCCAAAACCGAAGAGCAAAGCAGCCAAGAAACGGAAGCGGAAAGAGAAGAAACTTGAAAATCCTGATAGCGTGTGAGTTTTCTGGCGCGGTCAGACGCGCTTTTCGTGAGCGGGGACATGATGCTTGGTCCCTCGATATTCTCCCGGCAGCGGATGGGAGCCAGTTCCATATCGTAGGTGACGCTTGGGATGCTTTGCTGCCCTATACCTACCAGTGGGACATGATGATCGCTTTTCCGCCTTGCACTCGTCTCGCCGTTAGCGGTGCTCGATGGTGGAAGGATAAGCAGGCAGAGCAGATACAAGCGATAGACCTGTTCATGCTGTTCGCCAACGCCGACATCCCAAAGATCGCTATCGAGAACCCTATCGGCTTGATGTCGAGCCACTGGCGCAAGCCAGACCAGATTATTCAGCCTTGGCAGTTCGGGCACGGCGAAACCAAGGGAACATGTATTTGGTTGAAAGGTCTTCCACTCTTGCAGCCGTCTAATATCGTCGATGGAAGAGTACCGAGGGTGCATTATGAATCTCCTGGAATCAAAAACGGTCTTACCCGACAGCAACGGCGTTCAATCACTTACCCCGGCATTGCCGCCGCATTCGCCGAGCAATGGGGCTGATTTATGGCCCACGGAAGTCAAGTATATAATTCCCAAAGTTATGGGTTGATGGCAGAGAATGAGGCATGCACCCAGCATTGGGCTGGGACTACGCCGTACGCGCCCCTCGCAATACCCACCAAGTTAATCGGGGTGATCCAGCCTAACTGGACAAGATAAAATCTCATGGCTTAGCGGCTATGGGCTAGACTCGGAGGGTGCTCCAACACCCTCCTTGAGTCGTCCTTGGAGGGACAAATGAAGAACGGACCATACACGTTGGTTGTTGCACCGGAGAACTATCCGGGTAAGAAGTACAGAGGAAGATACTGCTATGAGCATCGTTTAGTGTTTTGGAAAAAGAACGGTCATCTTCCTGAGACTGTGCATCACGAGAACACACATAAAAGAGACAATAATCCTAAGAACTTAGAAGGCATGAGTAAACCAGCACACACCAAGTTGCATGCAAAGCCGATGAAAATGTTCAAAGGCGTATGTGAGCAGTGTGGTGGGCCTATTGAATGCAGAGAGAATGGAAGTCCCCACAGATTTTGTTCTCATAGGTGCTGCCTCATATACATAAACCCTTTCAGATTTAAACTGCCGTTGGGACTCCACAGCGACATCATTCGCTGAATGAAGTAGGCAGTAAAGTTTCGACACGTTTCCTGACTTCCCCTAACCCTTAACTGGAAGGGGAGGCATATAACGATTGACGCACAGCGCGTTCGGTCAGGCTTGTCGGAAAGTCGTCCCTAGTGGACGCATAGCAACTCGGAGAGGCGCATAAGCTACGCTTCATGTCAGGCGCAACCTGCCCGAGATGCACAGTCCGCTCTGCTTCCGCCGCAGACTACGGCGCGGGGTACGGAAACCGCATAGGGTGTAAGCGTTGCACCTAGGCCAACATCAACGCACAGCGACACCCGATCCTCACAAGGTAGCTCCTTTACGAGTTCGGGAACGTTGTATAGAGGAGCAACCTGTCCCTCAGAACTACGTAAGCCCATGCACGAACATGGCTGGTAACAGGAACATTTCAAATACATCTCCGTAGTGAGTAACTACGGACCCAAGCCTCAACTCTTAACTGAGTTGGGGCTTTCTACGTTTCTACGCTCGAAAACGCAGACTGCGCGGCGAGCATGGAGAATGCAGTGCAATCCGATAAGCGCTTGAAGCGGTGGTACAGAAAGATTAACAAAAAGTTCTTCAACAACGAACTGCCAAACAACGTGTGCGTGCGATGGCTCAGTGAATTGGAAATAGAAAAGTTTGAGGAAAAGTATTTTGCGTGGACATCGGACAAACGTGATGCTCCAGAGGCATTTGCTGAAGATCACTACCGGCATGAGTACACCATCATAATTAGCAAGAGTAAGAACCCCGGAAATACCGCAATACTCGCAACACTGGCACACGAGATGTGCCATGTAGCCACAAAGAAGCGCGATGATCATGGACCTGCTTTTGAAGAGCAGAGACTAAGGATTTCGGATAGAGGGATTTTTAAGAAAGGTGCCGTCTTAAAAGGTCTAACGATTTTCTAGGCATCAAATAAAAAAACTCAGGAGACTCAGAATGTCAATCGAAACCGTAATTGAAGGTGAAGTGAAAGCAGTTGAAGCCAAGGTAGAGACTGTTGCAGCAGCAGTTGTGGCGAAGGTTGAAGAGAAGATCAAGGCTGCGATTGTGGAGATTAAAGCAGAGGAGCAACTCGTGCTCCGCAATGCAGAGTTGGAATTCCTTAAAAGCCAGATGGAGATACAGCGTCTGAGCAAGATTGCTGAAGCCAAATCGAAGGAATATACAACGTATGTCGAGCAATTGTTTTTGAAGTACGGTGTCACCAAGGCCGAGTATGTATTTGACGGTGTGGTGAACTCTTTTAAGAAACTTTAAAGAATCGCTGGACTAATTACCCAGTGCAGAGTGGGGAGTGCCTATATCACTCCCCGTTCGAACTATATAGGAGTTAAAATGAAAACACACTGCAAACGTGGACACGAAAGAACGCCAGACAATGTGAATAACATTGGGGCGTGCATAGCGTGTTTGAAGTTAAAGAATGAAGCAAAACGTGGTAAGCGTAAACCAAACTCAGAGTACATGAAGAAGTATTACTCTGAGAACAAAGAAGAACAATTGCAAGCAAGCAGGAAACGTTACAAAAACGATTCAGAATTTCGTACCAAATCAGTAAAGCGCTCCCGCAAGTCTGCGTTGAAGAAACTAGGATGGACTCCAGAATCTGTAGAGGAAACTAGGGAGAAGCAGAACAACTGCTGTGCTTTGTGCAATAAACCCTTTGAAGCAACCCCACATGCAGATCATGATCACCTCACAAACCTTCCTAGAGAACTTCTCTGCGGTACATGCAATCAAGCACTAGGCATGCTACAGGAAAGTCCCACACTATGTGAAGCTGCCGCAGTTTATCTAAGAAAGTGGGGAAAGTAATGGCAGATTCAGAACCTAAGCCTTTACCACAAAACCCTCCTGAAGGCACGTCGTTGGTAATCGTAAGAACCAAAGAGGGTGGACTAAGGGAAATGATACGTAGCGAGAAGGGCACCTTCGTAAAGAAGTCAAAGCCCCTTATCCCTACCATAGAGTTTACCCGTAAGGAAAGAAAGATTCTGTATGGCCCCAACAAAGATAAAGAGGGCATGACAGAACACGAAGTATCTTTTAGAAACATCCTACGTATCTCGCAACTCGAAACCTCGGACCCCAAGTTAGCAATGGCGGTGGTGAAGGCGTACGAGATTGTGATGAGACGTGCGCTGGGCAAAGAAGCGTCATCAGAGCAAGACTTAGACAGGATTACGACTCAGCCTGTGAAGACAATCATCGTGGTGTCACCAGACTTAATGAACCCCAAAGTTGTGGATGCAGATCAAGCGGTTGTAAAACCCAAGCAGCCATCCTTTGCAGAGGTACTAGGTGTAGTCACGAACGAGAAAAAGAAATAGAGGCAACTCAGTGCCCCGAAGAAAAATCGTAGATGCAGTAGAGACAAAGCCATATTTAAACACAGATGGAACACTGAATTTCGACAAGATATTCAGATTCCAGCCGAAGCAGACGGAGTTGATGCGGAACGTCATGCGTAATGGCAAAGTCTACCTGCAACCCGCCGCAGGCCAGTGTCTCAGCACTGGGGGTATCCGCTCAGGTAAAACTTGCGGATGGCTCATGTTTTTTGTGATGCACTATTGCCTACAATGGGAAGGGTGCAACCTTCTAGTTCTGAGAAGAAATTTTAAAGAACTGGAGAACGGAGCCATTGCAGATTTTCGCACCTTCATGCCGAAGGAACTATACACCTACGACTCCACGAAGCACGTTGCTACATTAACAAATGGATCACGTGTAGTCTTCGGACACTGCCAGAACAATAAAGACCGAGACATCGAGCAGTACCTAGGGCAGGCTTACCCCGCTATTCTGGTTGATGAATGTGGTCAGTTCTCGCCGGATGCATGGATGATGCTGTTCCAACGTAACATCGTCAACCCAGCTTGCCAACGGGACGATCACAACAATCTCCCGATACCAACCATCGTAGGGTGTACGAACCCGTTGGGTCCACACTATGAATACTACCGCACGCTGTTTGTTCAGAAGGAACCATGGAATCCAGGCGAGGAAGCCAAGCGCGATCCCGTGGATGGAACATGGTGGACTAAGGAATCTGGGGAGTGGAGCAAGATTTACGACCCAGACGAGTACGCCTACCAACGCTCGACAGTTTTTGATAACCCAGAACTGCTCGCACGTGACCCTGGCATCGTTACACGTTTGATGTCAATGCCGAAGGCGAAGCGGGACAAAGTTCTATACGGGTATGACGGTGTAGCAGAAGGACAGTACTTCGACTGCTTCGACCCTTCGTACCACGTAATAAATTTACGAGAAGACCCCGAGGCTATCATCTGGCAAGACTGGCAACCGTGCTGGGCCGGAGAAGACTGGGGCATGCAGCACGCCAACGCCACGTATTTGTTTACGAAGGCGCTGGTTAAGGACTCAGTTGGAGACAACTACAGACTCAAGACTGTTTGCTTTCAAGAGATTGTTGTAACGGGCGGCAAGACGATGGACGAGTTGGCCTCGATCATCAAAGCAAAAGCACACTTGCCAAACGGAAAACCAATCGCACTCAAAGCAATTTACTTTTCTCACGAAAAGTTCAACAGACAGATGGACGAACGCACACCTGCGAATGAGTACTCACGAGCATTGAAACTTGTGGGCTTACCGCCAGTTACACGAGCGACACAGGACCGCATTGGTTCTGCATCGCTGATGTATAACTGCATCAAGAAGGGCGAAATTGTAATCCTCGACACTTGCAGGGAGATAATCCTTGCAATCCCGTCGTTGATGCGCGACCCTAAAGTGATGGACGATGTGCTGAAGGTCGATGCCAAAGGCGATGATTGTTACGATGGCTTCCGATATGGACTGTACGGACACCTTGGAGCAAAGAAGAAACCTGAAGCACAGATCGAAGCAGAACGAGTCGCAATGTTGAAAAAGACTGACCCACTAGCTGCCCACTTCCTTCGCATGAAGTTGGATGCAGAAGCAGAGAGTCACACGTCTTCGTTTAAACAAACTGAGCAACCAGTTTGGCAATCCAAGTATGAAAATCAATAAGACATCGTTGGACTAATTACCCAGCGTTAGAGTTGGGAGGTGCCTATCACACCTCCCGCTCGATCTTGATAGGAGACAAAATGTTCTATACATATATGTGGCTGCGAGAAGATGGAACACCTTACTATGTTGGAAAAGGAAAAAAGGATAGAGCATATGCTCGGCACAGGATTGGAGTTGCACCACCTTTAGGAAGAATTATTTTCTACATAGCCAAGGACGAAGACGAAGCAATTGAAAACGAAATAGCCCTGATATGGTATTACGGGCGCAAAGATTTAGGATTGGGATGCCTTAGGAACTTCACTGATGGTGGAGAAGGCACCAGAAACATGTCAAAAGATGCTCGGGATAGAATAAGTAAAGCGATGTCTTCCCGTATAGTGTCCGAAAGAACACGAGAAAAAGGTAGGCAAAGACTTAAAAATATGCCGCCTATGCATTTGGGGTTTAAACACTCAGAAGCATCACGAAGAAAAATGAGTGAGCGGGGAAAAGGTAGAACCGCGTGGAACAAAGGTAAGAAAGCAACCCTAGAACAAATAGAAGCCAATCGAAAAGGACATCTAGGAGCCAAACAAGCCCCTAGTACGGTTCTGTTAAGAAAAGAGCTTGTGAAGCATCGTAAAAGGGACTCTATGGGAAGGCTTATTAAAATGGAGGACTCAGAATGACAGGTAAAAGCATACGTCAGTTCCTACGCGATTTGCTTGGCTCACGCCTTGCAGAAGTAATGCAGACTGAGATTCTTCGTTTGCAAATGGAGAACCAACAGTTGCGTCAGGATATGAATGAAGTTATTGCGGACCTCCGTGCAGAGAAAGCACTGTTGCAAGCCAAGGTCGGAATGTACGAGCAAAACATTAATGCCCGTGTAGGTATTGACCCCACGAGAAAACGTGCAGAGAAGCCCAGCTTCGCCAGCTTCACATCACCCAAGGTGAAAACTGCGTGGCAAGCAGAGCAAGAAGAGCACGACGCACGCATTGAAGCCGAATTAGCAGAGGAAGCGGCAACCGCCGCCAAGGTGTAAGCATGGCAGAAGACAAAGAAGAGAAACTTGGCGAATTATGCCACGTCGCAATCTGCGTTGTGGAAAACGGGTATAAGATCAGTTGCCAGTACGACCATGAGCCTTCACTATCGGAGCGCAAAGGTTGGGTACCACCCTCAATGTGCGAGTGCAAAGATTACGTTGAGAAAACCAAAGCAGCCGTCATTGAACGGTTGAAGAAAGTTCTATAAATCGGCCACGCCGAAGAGGAGCAAAATGTACACATCTAAAAGTGGTAAAAAGTTTGGCAGTATCTTCGCTGGCCGTAAGCATGATCAGGATCACACCCCTGATGGCATGCATTCCGAAGGTGGACCAAAAGAGTCACCTGAGCATGAAGCGTCTGAATCCCCAGAGTTTGAAGCTGGTGAACACGAAGGTGCGCATGAGGGCGTCGAAGCGAACGAGGGCGACGAGCATAACGGAGAGATGAACGAAGAGAACGGAAAAGAAGAGCATGAAGGTGAGCAGCACCCCGTGGTCGCAGAGCACGGCCCTGCCCACAAGGTTGTTGTTCATCACGACGAGAAGTCTGGACGCCACACTGTGACGAGTCATCACAAAGATGGTCACATGCACACGAACGTACACGAGAACGCAGCGGACGCGCACAAAGAAGCGAGCGATCTTGCTGGTGTTCCACCTGCTGGCAAAGAAGGCAACGAAGAGAAGATTGGCTTCAACCACAAAGATCAAGGACAGCAAGGCGCACCGTCAGAATCTGATGGCTTTGCCATGCCAAACTTAGTCTAAGGAGTTAGCATGCCGTTCGAGTCAAAGGCGCAACAAAGATTTTTGTACGCTCATCCCGAGAAGGTAGGCGGGAAGAGCAAGCTGGCTGAGTGGTCTAGCGCCACCGATTTTAAAACTCTGCCAGAGAAGAAGAAAAAGGCCCCAGGTTTTGGGAGGAAGAAAAATGGGTAAGTTTGCATTTTCAATCCTGAAGGAACCTAAGACTGGGTACCAGTCGCATCACCCCGGCAGTTCGGAGCATTGCTTCAACTGCGAGCACTTTGTGAAAGCAGAGAACGGGTGTAATGGGCCGAAGATGAAGGAATTGTCGAAGTTGCCACGTCTTGAAAATGGCGATGTGAAAGTACATGCGGTCGCGTATTGCAAATTCTGGGAGAAGAACTTATGATTGGCATTGGTGCTCCAAAGAAGAAACCAGCAGTACCTGCGGAGACTGCTTCGATGAACTCTACTCCGTTACCGTCGTGGCTACAAGGGGAAGCCCCTACGCCAGCGCCACGTAAGAAGAAGCCTAGGATTGATTCTGGTGGGCAACTAGTAAAAGGAAGCATGAGGGCAGCATGATAGGGCTTGGAAAAAGACCAAAGTCAAAGTTGCCTGAACCATCTAAGAACACAAAGAACACAGGGAAACAAGATTACATGGCAGAAGTCATGGGCGCACCGTGCGCCAAAGGGAAGTAATATGAGCGTAGGAATTGGACGAAGAACCAGGTTGGACGCATCACCGCAGCAACCTCCATTGTCTGCGAAGGATCAGAATCCTACCTCGTTCAAGCGAGTGACTATGGGAATTCGCAAGGGAAGCAATTCCTCTGCTACGGGACAGCACAAGAACAATGGCAAGGGAGTTTACTAAATGGCAATCGGGCACAAGAGTCACAAAGTGGACTTAGGTTCACACGGCTCCTTCAATGTGAACAAGGGCGGACTCCATCGCGCACTAGGAGTTCCCGAAGGACAGAAGTTAAGCGCATCCCAGAAGGAACCAAAAGCTGGTGACAGCGAACACGTTAAGAGAATGAAGGCATCCGCTGCCGGATTTGCGGCCATGAAACATTAGAAGCATCTCACGCCTTGATCAGCGTGGGCTAGACTCGGAGGGTGCTCCAACACCCTCCTTGAGTCGTCCTTGGAGGGACACAATGCCATACAAGACAAAAGAAGAGCGCCACGCATACTACATAGCTAATAAAGAAAAAAGTCTTTTGCAAAGTAGAGAGTGGAAGAAAATAAATAGGAATAAGTCTCGTGCTTCTTATACAAAGTGGGCTAAGAAAAACCCAGACAAAGTAAAGGCTAACCGCAAGGCATACTACGAGAATAACCGAGAAGCAGCTTTAGCGTACAGCGCAAAGTTTAGGGCAGATAATACTGAATTGGTTAAAGAAAATCTTGCTAGATGGAAAAGAGAAAACCCAGAAAAGGTTTCTGCTATCCTTCAGAAAAGACGCACAGCTAAAGCCAAATCAGGCGGTGCCTATACTTATGAGCAATGGGTTGCACTTTGTGACAAGTATCACAATAAATGTTTGTGCTGCGGTAAGAAAAAGAAATTGACACCAGACCATGTGGTTCCTGTTTCCAAAGGTGGAACCAGCGATATTAGCAATATCCAACCTCTCTGTGGTCCCTGTAATTCAAGCAAGGGAGCAAAGACAATGGATTACAGGCGGGAGATAAACAATGCCAGACGTAGTGTCAGAAGCAACAGGAGTAGAGGCTGAAGGCTCTAACAAGCAAGGCGACCAACCAGAGTCTCCTAATGACAGCCCTCTAGGGGTTTATGCGAGTTTTCCTTACAGCCCAGAACCCTTTGCGGAGTTAAGCGATAAGGCACGTGGCACGTTGATTACCCTTGATGACATCTGCACAAAAGCCGATGTAGCCGCCAGAAGGCTTGAAGTTGAGCAGGCATGGGAAGCGCTACACTTCGAGAGAGGATACCAGCACTTGCTGCGTGGAAAACGCGGAGGCTGGGAACTCCCCGGTGGTGGACAGGGAAAGAAAGCCAACGAACGAAACCACAACAGTATTTATGACACGAACGTGTACGGCCCTAAGGGAGACATAATCGTCTCTGCGCTGTCACGCGAAGTGCCAAAGGTAGAGTTTGTCCCATGCAACCCTGAGTGGGGACCAGATAAGATTGCAGCCGAAGAGGCTGACCGTTTCAAAGACATCTGGGCACGGAACAACAACCTTCATGAACTTTTAGTTCAGTGCGCTAGAATTTTCTGGAATGAAGATCGCGCCCTTTTGTGGACACGTTACAACCTCGACGGTCAGAAGTATGGATTCGAGGAAAACCAAGGAACTCCCACTGTACCCGAGGACGAACTTAACCCTCCCGATAGAACCCCCACTGGACAAGAAGGACAAGAGGATTTTTTACAAGTCACTGAATCTGAGTCCGAAAGTGGAGGAGACATCGACGGTCTGCTGAATTCAGCAGGTGTCGGAAACAACTCTAAGAAACCTCTTGGCATGGAAGTTACCACGGCTCACGGGAAACTGGACCATAAGGTTCCCATCTCCGTTGATAACGTATCCGAAATGACATTCGTACAGTTGATGCTGGACTATGATGTAGCTTTAGTTCGCGGCATGTTCCCGTGGATTGCCAGCAAGATCAATCCCGGCACTGACGGACAATCGTCAACACAACTTGATCGCATAGCTAGAGAAAACGTACGCCAAGCAGTACTCGGTGCGTACGTGACAGGAGACTCATTGAGTCGCCATACCACTGTGAAGTTCACATGGATGCGACCTTCAATGTTCCTTGACCAAGCCGTTAGCGATGAAGTCAAAGCAGAGTTGCTAGAGGCATTCCCAGACGGAGTGCTACTGGCTCGCGCAGGACAAGAGTATGCTTTTTCTCGCAACGAGAAGATGGATGACCACATCGCCATCGGACACCCGACAGCAGGCAAAGGTCAGAACCGCAGAGCGATGGGCACAGCCCTAATCTCAGTTCAGAAGCGCATCAACGATTGGGTTGATCTTCTGGATGATTTCTTCAAGCGCACCATCCCTAAGAAGTGGATGAACGCCGAAGCGTTCGACATGGATAAGATCAAAAGTGAGCCCAATATGCCCGGAAGCATAGGGCCGTTCCAGCCTCAACCTGGGCTTACAACAATGGAACAGTACATGATGGTAGAGCCGACTCCGCAGCATCAACCTGCGCTGCCTGACTTTATAAAATGGTTTATCACGACTCTATCCGAGGAAATCTCGGGTGCACTGCCTTCCCTGTTCGGCAACGCTACAGGTGAGAACACAGTAGGCAACGCAGTCATTCAGCGCGATCAAGCGTTACAGCGTGTGGGCTGTCCATGGAATAACATTCAGGACTTATTCGCACTCGCTGCAGGGCAGGCCGTGAAATGCGCTGCAGAGTGCCGTGATGGTAAAGAATTATCGCAGAATGTCCCTGGACACGGAAACATAAGAGTCAATACTGCCAATCTACTTGGTGGTAATGTTCTATGCTACGCAGAAAGCAACCCATCTATCCCAGAAACTGAAGAACAAAAAGCAGTGAAGATAGTAGGTATGATCGACAAGGCCATTACTGCCCCAGCCACACCTTTTGCACAATGGGTATTCAGTCCATCCAATTTGGCTGAGACTGCAAGCGCACTGCGCATGAAGAACTACAAGGTGCCAGGGGCTTCGTCAGTTACAAAACAGCAGAATGAATTCGAGATGCTGTTGCGGCAACCTCCACAAGACAACCCAGCGTTCCTTAAAATGAAGGATGCGTTGGATCAGGCTAATGAAGGTATGCAGAACGCACAGGCTACAGGACAAATGATTCCTCCACAGGCAGGGTCTATGGTTGAGCAGTTGAAACAGGCGATGCAATCAGTACCGCCTCAAGTCAGCAGTGTTCAGGTAGCACAAGACGAAAGCGAAAATCACGCCGTAGAGGCGTCGGAATGCTTTGAAAAAATGAACTCGATTGAAGGGCAGAAGCTGAGATTTGGAGCTCCAGATCAACAGGCATGTTTTGCCAACTTGAAGCTTCACTGGACCGAGCACGTCGCTATGGCTAAGAAAATTGCTGCGGCGAACCAACTTCCTCAGAATAAACCACCTTCTGAGTCAATAAGCATAGATGTGAGCAAAATGCCACCTCCTGTGGCAGTGCAGGCTTTAGCAAAGGCCCAAATCAATGCTACTCCTGATATGTTCACTCAACACTCAGCTACACAACTGAACGACGCTGTGGCTAAAAAGGCTATACCCCACGCCTTAGAGCAACCGCAGAAGTAAGACATCTCAAGGCTTAGCGGCTTTGGGTTAGAGTTGGGAGGTGCCTATCACACCTCCCTCTCGATCTTGATAGGAGATAAAATGGCAAGAGGATATAAACAAGACTGTGTATGTCACCCAGAGCGTAAACATTACGGTCACGGACTGTGCATGCAGTGCTATCGAAACACAGAAGTTGCACGGGCTGCACAAGCAGAATACCGTCGCACACACAAAGCAGAGCAGAAAAAGAAATCAGCAGATTGGTACAAAGAAAACTCAGAAAAAGTTATACTTGTAACACATGCTCGTAGGTTAGTAGCAGCGGGTTGGACTCAGGAATCCTACGATGTAAAGTTTGAAGAACAACACGGGTTGTGTGCTATATGTGACAAGGAAGAAGTGGATAGAAAACTTTCCGCTGATCATGAGCATGTAGAGCCTCCGAATCCTAGAGGTTTACTTTGTGGTTCATGCAACAGAGCTATAGGGTATCTAAAAGACAGTCCAGAATTGCTCCGTAAAGCAGCAGACTACATCGAGAAATATCAGACTCAGAAAACTCAGAACTAGAAGGACTCAAAAATGTCAGAAGCAATGATCGACTTCGCTAGCCTAGACTCAGCGGCAGCAGAAGTAGAAACTCAGGCAACGGAAGTTGAGACTCCCGTTGAAGGCACCGAAACTCAGACAACGGAAGTTGAGACTCCCGCTGCAGGTACCGAAACAGAAACCCACAATGCGGATGGCACAGAGAAGTCCGCAGAAGAGCAAACAGCATTCAAGTCAGCCGCAGTAAAGGCTGAGTCCGATAAAGCAATTGACACCGAGGCTACACCGCAGAACGTACGCAAGGCCCTAAAGGGTCTGCGTGACGCCTCACCCGCCAACGCAAATGTAGTGAAAGAACTGCATGGTGCGTATGAGCGGTGGAGCGCTGCTAAAACAGTGTTCCCCAAGGGTGTCGAGGAAATGAAAGCAGCCAAGGCGTTCATTGAAGCTATTGGTGGCGAAGAAGGCTATCAAAAGAGCCAAGAAGCCATGGAGGCTGTAAAGGGCTCAGACGAACTTCTGTACGCAGGAGACCCACAACTATCAAAGAACGTATACGAAGACATGAAGGCCCAGGGCAAAGAAGATGCCTATGGTAAAGTCGTAGGAAACTTCCTTGGTCACCTGAAAGAAGTGAATGAGAAGGACTATTACGCTCAGATCATGCCACACTTCGTAAACGGACTTCAAGAGTCTGGGTTGAACGTCAAGTTAGAGCAACTGAACGCGGCACTGGGTGAGAAGGATGCCGAAGGCAAGCCAGCGCCCAATGTGAAGATGATCCAAGCCATTACCAAGGTCATGACGGATTGGTACAAAGGCATGGAAACCGATGAAGCCAACCGTAAGAAAGTTCCTGAAGTTACGCCAGAACATAAAAAGTTCCTGGCAGACAAAGAAGCCTTCGAACAAGAAAAGACAACCGCAGCCGCAGAGAAGACCAAAGTATTTGAAGAGGGAATTGCCACCGAGTGCGAAACATTCAACAACACCACTTTAGGTGCAGCACTGAAGCCTTTCTTGGCTATGCCTTTCTTCAAGGATTTCCCACGCGAGACAAAAGTTGACCTTGGCAACGGGATCAAGGACCGTCTGTACTCTACGCTGAAGGCCGATAAAGCCTATCAGATACAGATGAAGGCCCTCTGGGGAGCAAAGTCTCCAGACAAGGCAAAGATCGTAGCGTATCACCAAACTACGCTGAAGAACATTGCCGCAGACATCGTGCGGAATACTATCCAAAACCGCTACCCTGGTTATGCCAAGGGCGGCAGTGCCGCAGGCAAGGCAGCCGCTGCGGTGGTGAAGAAAGAGACAGCAGTGAAGGCAGCTACGCAATCGGTAGCCACAGGCAAGCCGATCTATGTTGCCAGTCGTCCTACGAACCTCGTACGCGAGCCCATCAAGGTTGGCGGCAGGGATTACTCCTCTTCTGATCTACAAGTTATGCAGATCACGGGACGTGGATTTGTTAAGACTACAGATGGCAAGTCTGTTAAGTTTGTAACGTGGAGAAAGTAAGCAAAGCACCGTTAGTCGGTGAGAAAAGAGAAATACATGTCAACAAATTCAGGACCAAACACACGAGATGGCAAGCCGATTAACGTTGCAGATCAAGCAACCATCGCCGCTTTTGTAACTGTAGTGCCTACCAATGTCGGACCAACGACTTTGATCACTGTGCAGTTGCAGGGTTCAGGGCTGTCTGTTCAGGTCCAGGCGCAGGACATCAGCGCAACAACGCAGACGCTGTAAGAACATGGACCCAGCGCACTGGGAAGAGCCGTGCAAATCGGCTCACACTTTAGACTTTGATCTAAACACTATCCTCCAGTATCGGCGCGTAAATCGCCGTAATTAATAGTGGTACTGAAAAGGACGTGGTAAGGAATAGCAAGAACTCAGCACGTGTGGTGAACTACATCGTGGCGTGGCGGAAACTCAGAGTCCGTGGCGTACATTGTTTTAAGGAAATAATTTTATGGCACTATTAGAGGCTGCTGTTGAAGCAGTCGAACTAGACGCCTTTGCCAAAGAGATTCCTGATCTGGTTTTCCATGGCACTACTGCTTATTCTATGTTTAAGGCAGAAGCGACCAAGATTCCTGTCAGCAATCAATCTAACGCAGGCGGCACACAGCGCGCATCTTTCCGTGTACCTTTCAGGGTACAGGCTGGTGCGGCTATTACACAGGGCACGGGCAACGCAGATTCTATGTTGCGTGGCTCTGGAAGTCAATGGGCTTCCTTCGCTCTGGCCCCAGTATACCTGTTCAACGTCTGCGAGATTTCGTGGCTAGCTCAGGCTTCCACCGACTCGAAGCAGAAGGGTCTCTTTGCTGTGAAGGCACAGGAAATGAAGAACTCGCTGGACAGCGCAATGCAGGGAATTGAAGGCTTGATCAATGCCGATGGTACTGGCATGATTGACCAGATTCCTGCAACTGCGGTCATCGTTCTGAACGGCGGAACACCCGCTGCCCAGACCGCTAGCATCACAGGCATCAACGTCGCCGTGGCCTTCACCGACCAACAGGTTGTGAAGTTCTACAGCACGGGTGGTGTGCAACGTACTGGTGGAGCGACTTCGGCAACGATCTCGTACTCCGACGGCCCTAGCAACGCTCTGTTCTTCAGCACCCCTCTCCCCTCCGACGTAGTTGTTACTGACTACATCGTTGTGGCTGGTGCATCGTACGGCAGCGGCAACTCCATCCTAGGCATCAAGGCTTGGGACGTGAACTCGAACACCGGCACCATCGGTGGTTTGAACCGCAATGCGTACCCTGGACGTTTGAGCACCCCGACCATCAACCTGAATGGCGCGGCAATCACCCCAGGAATTGCGCAGCGTGCCGAAGTGCTATTGACCCGTGCATTGGGTCCAGATGCAGAGTCCCTGAAGTCGGGAATCTGGTATGGTCCTCTTGAGCAGGCATTTGCACAGAGCAACCTGATGTACAACGTCCAGATCGTCAACGCTCAGGAAGTCAAGGGCGAGAAGACTCTGGACATGTCCAAGCGCTACTTCTCGGACACGTTCGGTGGACGCAAGTACCACAAGAGCGCGACCGCGACTGCTAGCCGCATGGACCTTCTCCTAATGGAGAACTGGTACATCGGTGAGTTGTCTCCTCTGGAACTGTATGATTTCGGCGGCGGCAACGTTGTGGCCCCAGTGCCTGACGTGAACACCACGAACGGTACGTACTTGACCTCGCATAAACTGTGAAAGCGACATGTGCGAGTAAAATTTCTTCTGATTGACTCGAACGCTGAGATGCCAACGAGGCGGAACCCGAAAGGGACCGTGAGAGACTAAGCGAAGAAACATCCGAAAGGATGATGCAATAGTCCGAACATTACGGGAACACAACCGTAAGAGTGCAACAGAAATGACTGCACCACGCAATGCGTGTAACAAAATGATGTTTGCATACAACACTTGTTTCAATCTTGCAAACGCTGCGCCACGCGCTGGCTTATATATCCAAAACGCAGCAGTTCCTACTATCTGATTGATTCTAAAGCACTTAGATAGTATTAGAAGTTCGATGACTTGGTGTAGAGACCTGTCATCCCTCAGTGTAGTACTTGATGCTCTACACATCTTGTGCTATACTGTTGTAGTTAAGACATTGCTGGATTTATAAACCAGCACTAGCGCGGCGGGTGCCTAGAACACTCGCCGTGCGATCTTTCTAGGAGAATACAAATGCCGTACAAGAGCCAAGAAGACCGAAGGACAAACAGCAGGAAACGCTACGCTGAAGACCCAGAGTTTCGCCGCAAGACACAAGAGGCGACAGCAGCATGGGAAGCAACACTACCAACAGGTAAATGGTACACACCTGAGTATGGGCGTAGGAAGCAACTGGAACGACGCCACAAGATGACACCTGAGCAATATGACACTCAGTTGAAAGAGCAAGGTGACCACTGTGCTCTTTGCCCAGCAAGGCAGGGAGATGACAAGCGCCGTATGGCGGTGGACCATGATCACGAATGCTGTGACAAAGAATTAACCTGTGGCAATTGCAACCGTGGAATACTCTGTGCAGACTGCAACCGCATGGTGGGATTCTTAGAACAAGTACTGAAAGACACCAGAGGAGAACTCAAACCTTTGTGGAATACGTGGACAGCCCGTGCAATGGACTACCTAGCGTATTGGCGTAGTTTTAGACTCGGACCAAACGCTTAGACAACTCGATTTTAACCCAAGGCATTGCTCTTAACTGAGCAGTGCCTTTTGTTTTTACATGATCTTCGTCTCGCCTAGTTTGCGCTAGAGCGAGCGATTTCCTTGGCCCCCAGCCCTTTCGCGCAAACGGACGGGGCTGTTGAGCCGGGGAGTAACTAAACTAAGACTCAGGAGAACTCAGAATGACACTCAGAGGTGGAGACCAACTCGCAGCAGGCGCTCGCACGGCCCAATTCTCAGCAGGTGGCAGTGCGGTGAACGATGCAATCGAATTGAAGAACGTAGCACCAGAAGTAGAGGAACTAGGCAGCGGAATCACGGTGATTGATCGCCGCTCGCGGTTCGACTCAGAACCAGTGAAGAAGGCAGAGCCTAAGTTTCCAGAGAAGGAATACGGAGCGTTTCAACCCATACTTGACCGTGTGCTAGTCAAACGTGTGGCAGAAGACAAGAACATGGAGCAGTTGGAAGATGGCTCTATGCGTGACAAACGCACCGGGTTCATCATACCAGCGAAGTACAGACAACATTCAAACGTGGGGGTAGTCCTAGCGGTTGGTGACTTCGTAGTCATGGGTGGAGTCAAGACTCCCCTATCGGACATCATCAAGCCAGGGGACAGGGTTCTGTTTGGAGAATACAATGCCGAGAAGCTGAAGATTCCTGATGCACAAGTCCAAGCGATGTGCGATGCGATTGGCGTAGAGTTCGAAGCCAGCGAAGACTTGGACGTAGTTAGAGTGCAGGACATCCGTGGTGTTTACAAACCAGTGGAGGTCACCAATTATGTCTAACCTAATCATTGACGCAAATGATTCTCCGATCCAGCCAGCGTTCGATCCATACTGGGATAAGCCGATGTCTAGGCGTGAGGCTCATAAGTTATTCATGAGACTAGCAGCAAATGACAACGAACTGATGGGTATGGCAGACACTGCAGCCTTATTGCTTAATTTCATCTTGGAGAAGAAGCTAGTTATCGTGGATCGCAAAGAGGTTGACGATTACGTTGAACTGAAGAAATCACAGATGGCGGCCCAGCGCGAGCAAATGAAGAAGGACTCAGATGTCCAGCCCAACGGATAGTTACAAGCAGTATCAATGCCCCGAATGGTTCCAAGAAGAACTCACACGTATTGGCGGGACTAATCGCTATGATACTCCCAACTTTATTGTGCGTTGGGGAATGGGCGGTGAACCTGAATGCGTGTATCGCGCAGGCGGTGACTGGAGCGTTGAAGGGCAGCCTAACTATCGAGGTTATAGAGACCTTCTGATAGGAGGTGGCACACCGTCGTGGATGCTGATGCAATGGCAAGACGCCATAGCGTACGGCACACCAGAGTCCTACTACGTAGGGAACTGGGACGAGGATACTTCTTTGCAGACGTTAGGGGAATATCCGTACTCAGGAAAGTACACGCTGCTGTACAACATGTGCTGGCGTGACATGCAGAATGGCAAGATGCGTATCGAGGCAATGCCCCTGAACTCCTTTGTTCTGGACACTATAGTACCCATCATAATGCAGTCCAAGGAAATCTCCTATGAGAAAACCATGGCGGCACTGAAGGAACAAAAAGACAAGGACGATGCAGCAGACTTGGCTATGATCGAGGACGTGATGCGAGACGCTAAGATGGCTTTCAAAGGTCCAGTGTCGTACGCACGGCAAGGGTGTCGCACTAGCATTATCGACCGCAAGGTTGAAGCCATGACTCGGAACTGGAATAAAATGGTAACCAATGCGCGGTCCTTAGGGAGAGGGCTTAGCGCACACTCAGCAAATCCCACAGTTTAGGCTCAGAAAACTCAGAACGGCGCACAGCGCCAGAAGGACTCAAAATGGACGCAACATGCAGTTCACCCACAACCCGTGGCGATCTCAGCGCGGCGATGACTAAGGCAAACAACATCGACTGGAACTTCTCAACAGCAGATTATATGTTGAGCCGACCAGCAGATTTTTTTGTGTACTTATTCAACATTGCAAAGCTGGAATACAAAGTTTCTCGTCTGCCCATCATCAAAGAGATGACCATCCCTGCTCGTAAAGAGGGAGAGAAGTATGCTCGCGTTACCAAGTTGCCATCTCCTTTCAAAATGCCTAAGGGCAATGTAGACTCCAATGACATTGACATCGTTATCCTCGACGGACGGCGCATGGCGATGGACATTGTTAATCCAGATAACCTATCCTTAGATCAGGATGCTGTCATCACAGGTTCTTTCTCTGTGGGACAGAACATGGGTAATCTAGGCGTGTTCTGGTCCTTGAATGAGGAACCAACCGAGGCTGAGTTGGCTGCAGCAACGCGGCGCATGGAAAAGCATTATCGCAGTCTATTGACAGATGCGCGTTCGCTAGAGACATCAAACCCACAGGCTTTGCCTGCGGTGCTTACACCAACACTGCATGCGGCAGCGGATTACTTCCACGAGACGTTCAACTGGCACAAGAAAGAAGTGCACTTGGAGAACTGCCCACGTTGCGGTTCACCAGCGCGTGTCGGAGCACCTTTCCATCCGATGGAAGGCGGCGGTCTGTGTATTGGAGATTGGGATGCAGCCATCAAGTCTGGAGTCCGCAGTCGCGCACAGGCTTACGAAGCAACAGAAGACGAGCGGTATGCACCAAAACAACCAAAGGCAACTAAAAGTTTGCCTATGGAAGAGTAATGCCAAAGTCGCGGCCAACAGGTGGATAATAGTGTTGACCATCCCAGACCTGTCTTGGGTTAACACAGCCGCGCACATTTTAGCAACACGATCTTGGCAAACAAAAGAGCCTACCTTGCGTAGCTGTTCTGAGTCCAGTGAATTTGTGGGCTTTTAAGTTTGCCATGTAATTTCAGCACTTACGACCTTAGGGGGAAGTGTGAACTAGTAACGCAGTGATCTGAGTCCACGGCGCAACTTTGTTCCGCTTCCCCCTATGCTTATTTTGTACCTGCTCGGTTCATTACCAAGCAGCGCGGGATCGACTCGTAATCGGTCCCGCAAATCCTTTACGAGGGGAACTACCATGAGACGATTAGATGGAAAACCAGCAAGTTATAAATACAGAAATTTGACTGGAAATACTTTTGGAAAACTGACCGCACTTTATACTCTTACTAGAGAGGTAGGAGAGCGTAGGTTTTGGATGTGCCGATGTGAGTGTGGAGTAGAAAAACTAATAAAAGCGCACAACCTTACCAGTGGAGAAACCAATAGTTGTGGATGTGCAAAGTTAGCATCATCCAGAGCCAATATAGGAATTGCCCACTCAAAGGCTGTGAAGGAAGGCTCTGCATTTCGTCACTTGTTAGCAATGTACAAGAACAATGCAAAGACTAGAGGTTTTATTTGGGAACTGACAGCAGAAAAGTTCAAAGAGTTGACTTCTTCTCCATGCTATTACACAGGAACAGTTCCTAGCAGCATTGTTAAGGCACAATCGGGAGAGGTGTATACGTACAACGGGATAGACCGTTTGGACAACACCAAAGGTTATACCTTAGAGAACTCTGTTGCATGCTGTGGAGAAGTAAACATGATGAAGAAAGCGCTTTCTAAAGAGAACTTCATCGAGTTGTGCAGAAAGATTACAGAGAGGTTTTCAAAATGAGTTCTCCAACTATTAATTTACCACAAGCGAGTGGTTCTACGTCCCTTGCTACCATTGCAAATTTGGCACGTAGCCTTGTCAATGACACGCAAGCAGGTTTGACAAACACTCCCGGAGAAGGCCAGATACTCGTGAACAATCCCGCCGTTGCTCCGTTCATGCAGCCTTTTTTGAATTCAGCAATTAGAAAACTATACCGAATGCTGAGAAACGTCGGTGAGCCTGTTTTGATAAAAGACAACATTATACTCACTGGACTTCCGATTATCAACAGCCCGACGCAGGGACTTGGAGCGGTGGACCCTGCTGTGCAAACTGTACTGTCAACGTCTGGGTACTTCGACGGCACGCAGTTGTGGCCCAACTTCCAACTGCCAGGGGATATGTTGTACCCCACATCCTTGTGGGAGCGCCAAACTGGAAGCAATGATGTTTTCCATAGGATGGATGCACCGTCCGGTGGCTTGCCTAGCGCTATGCAAGGTCCGTTTCTAAAACAATGGGAATGGCGCAACAACAACCTGAACTTCCGTGGAGCCACGCAGAACGTGGACATTCGCATGAGGTACTATTGTGCATTGCCACAGTTCTTCAGTCAAACATTGGATTTCGACTCTACGTATGTGCCTGTATTAGATTGTACGGACTTCTTGGCTTTTGAAGTTGCTGTTTTATATGCGTCCATGCTTGGCTCTCCGGGCTTGGCAGCACTACAAGCATCAGTTGCTGATCACATGTTCCAACTCAAAAATGCGAACATTAGGAGAATGCAGCACGAGGATTTTGCACGCATTCCCTTTGGAAATAGTGACGGAGATTTGAACAACGAGTTTTCGTTCCTGTCGTGGTAAAGGAGTCCCATGGGTGTACCTATGTGGGTTCGCAAATGTCCGGTCTGTGGTAAAGAGTTACGCAAGTCAAGTTTAGCCGAAGCGCTGAAATGTGCGTGTGGCTGGTTATGGGGATAGAAAATGTCAAACTACTTTAGAACAGACGGGTGGGTCAAGAGTTCGTTAGGACCAGCGATCCCCGGTGCCCAAATCTTTGTATGTACGCAACCAGCGAATATAGCTTCAGTGCCGCCCTCTCCTCTGGCTATGATTTTCTCCGATCCCAACGGACTTGTGCCGATCACGCAGCCCATCATAACGGATGGCTTCGGTCACTACGACTTCTACACAACGCCTGGGGTTTATACGGTCGTTGTGGCTCTAGGTGGGATCGTACAGCAGGTGTACCCAGACCAATCCGTAGGCGGATTCGGTAGCGGTGGGTCACTTATTCTGCAAGCAAACGGAGTCTCCGTTGCAGACCAGCTACTACTGAACTTGGTAGGTGCAGGGTCCGTGTCCGTGG